ACAGGTGCAGATCACCCCGACCGACGAACACCTCCAGCGGTACGTGGCGCAGATGATGCAACTGGCGCGGCAGGAACCGGAGGCCGAGGAAGCGGAAATCATCGACGCCGACCCCATCGAGGAGGATCACTGATGGTCAACTTTCAACCTGACCTTCAAGGTTGGGCCGACCGCGACGAGGACCCGGAGTGGCGGGAGAACGCCCTCGCCCGCGTCCGGGCACGCCAGAGGAAAACCCGCGTCTCCACCAAGCGGAACAACCCGACGTGCATCTCGTACGACGACCCGTTCCGGGTGTTCCTGAACGAGGCCGCTGACCGGCGGGACATCTCGATAAGCGCTTACATCCGGCGTGCCACCGCCGCCTTCATCGCGCACGATCTGGGCCTGCCGTTCACAGAGGTCGTCCGGCACACTGCCATGCCCAAGCCCCGGAACCCGGTGCAGATGGAGTTCCCCAAGGGACTCTCCTATGACGACGGACGCGGCATGGGACCATGGCTGATCGAGGGCCTGAAAGAACTGAGGTAGGCCGATGCCTGACAACAACCAGCCACCCTCACTGGAGGAATGGCGCAACTGGGACCAGAAGTCCAAGGACAAACTGCTCGCCATGGTTTCCCTCGCACAGCGGGAAAAGCGGGTCTGGTACTGCAAGCGTGGCCGGGAGTGCGACGGCATGCCCCACGACAACTACGACTACCGTCACGCCCGTGGCGACCAGTGGCCCCCCGATGACCCGGACTGGCTGGTCTGGTTGCAGAAGGGCGGGCGTGGATCGGGCAAGACCCGTTGCGGTTCGGAGTGGATACGCACCCTGAGCAGGGACATCGCGTACACCTCGATCATCGGCCCGACCCTCCCCCACGTCCGAGACATCATGGTGGAAGGCGAATCCGGCCTGCTCGCGGCGTTCGACAACGCGAAGGTCAACGCGCTGTGGGAGCCGTCCAAGCGACGGATCACCCTCCCCGGCAAGGGCCGTCACAAAGAACACCGCATCCAAGCCTTCACGGGAGAGGAACCTGACCGCCTGCGTGGTCCTAACCACGGCGCTGTCTGGCTCGACGAACCTGCCCACATGCCCATGATCGAATCGGTCTGGGACATGATGATGATGGGTCTGCGTTTCGGCAAGAGGCCATTGGTCCTGTGCACCACCACGCCCCTGCCGACGAAGTGGCTGAAGGAACTCATCGCCACCGAAACCACCCGGGCCGTCACAGTGTCGACGTACGCCAACATCGACAACCTCGCGCCGACCTTCCGCAACGTCGTGCTCTCCAAGTACGAGGGCACCCGGCTGGGTCTGCAGGAACTCTACGGCGAAGTCCTCGAAGACATCGAGGGTGCGCTGTGGACGTGGAACATGATCGAGGACAACCGGCTGGAAGCCTCCCACGAGGACATGGACCGGATCGTGGTTGCGATCGACCCCGCCGGTACGTCGTCCAAGAAGCGGGATGAGACGGGCATCGTCGTCATCGGAATCAGGGGCGACGACTTCTACGTCCTCGCCGATCACTCCGGGCACTACACCCCCGACGGCTGGGCCTCCGAAGCTTGGCGCGCGTACGACCTGTACGGGGCCGACCTCATCATCGCGGAGAAGAACTACGGCGGTGAGATGGTGCTGTCCACCCTGCGCACGAAGCGCAAAGACGGCAAGGTCGATCTGGTGCATTCACGCCGAGGCAAGGTGCTCCGCGCCGAACCAATCGTCGGCCTGTACGAGCAGGAGAGGGTCCACCACGTCCGGGCGCTGGTCGAACTGGAACAGCAGATGACGGAGTGGGTGCCGGATATGTCGGACTCCCCTGACCGCGTCGACGCACTGGTCCACGGCATCACCGCACTGAACACCGGGAGGGGTCCGGCGCAGATCGCTGTCCCGACCGGACTGCGTGGACCGGCAGGTGGTCGACCAACTGCCCCCATATTCGGGTATCGCCCCCGCGATTCCAGCGATAGGGTGCACGGGGAATCCCTGACACAGCCGGTACTCTCGTAATCATGGTGGAGATTGTCGTCGTGCTCTGTGCTGTCATTGTCGGCACTGTCTCCGTTGCGCGGTTAACGCGCCTCGTAACTCAGGATAGCTTCCCCCCGTCGGCATGGTTGCGCTCCAAGTGGGACGAGATTACGGATGATGGACCTTGGTCCACGCTGTTCCACTGTCCGTTTTGCATGTCCCTGTGGCTCGCCATCCCGGTGATCCTCTGGGGCTGGCTCTCTAACCTGCACATCTCGTGGTGGCTGTTCAACGGCTGGATGGCGGTTTCCTACCTTGCCGCGATCGTAGTTATGAATGATGGGGAATAGACAACATGGCACGTACCCGCAGGGAAGAAGCAGCCCCGACCTCCAACTCACTGGTGGCATCCGCCGCCCGCATCGGTAAGAGCGGGCAGAAGAGTTACCACCGCATCGCCGAGACGATTGGCTGGCAGTCCGAGGCTTGGCGGATGTATCACATCATCGGCGAGTTCAGGTACTCCTGCGACTTCGTCGGCTCCATGCTTTCCAAGGCCGGGCTGTTCGCCACGGTCAAGAAGGCGGGCAAGCGCAAGCAGGTCAAGACAGGCCCCGCCGTGGAAATCATGGAGGGCCTGTTCATCGACGACGATGGCCGGACTGAGATGCTTCGGCAGATCGGCATTCACATGTCGGTGGCCGGTGAACTGTACGTCGTCTCCTACGCCAACCCGGACCCGTACGGGGACAACGATGACGTGTGGGAGATTGCCACCCCCGCGCAGTTGAACAAGGTGGACGGCGGCAAGTGGCGCGTCAACAATAAGGTGCTCGAAGCGGACCCCGAGGATGTCCTCGTTATCCGCGTGTGGCGACCGGACCCCGAGAAGCCTTGGCAGGCCATCTCCCCCGCACAGGCTGTGCTCCCCATCCTCGGCGAAATCTACGGCCTCACCCAGCACGTCGCCGCGCAGGTCGACTCCCGTCTGGCCGGTGCTGGCATCCTGCTGGTCCCCTCCGAAATGACCTTCCCCGCCCCGCCCCCGGTCGAGGGTGCCGAACAGCGCGTAGCCAACGACGCCGAGGACCTGATGCGGGTGCTGGCCGACGCCATGCAGGCATCCATCGCCAATCGCGAGGACGCTTCCGCGCTGGTCCCCATCGTCATCAAGGCACCGGCTGAGGCCATCGCCGCGATCAAGCACCTGACGTTCTGGACCGAACTGGACGAGCACGCCATCGACCTGCGGAACGAGGCGATCCGTCGCCTTGCCCTCGGCATGGACATCCCGCCCGAGGTCCTGCAGGGTCTGTCCGAGTCCAACCACTGGTCCGCGTGGGCCGCTGACGAGTCCACCATCAAGGCGCACGCCGAACCGCTCCTGAAGCTGGTCACGTCCGCGCTCGCCACCGGCTACCTGCGCCCGCTCCTCTCCGACGAGGGCATTGCGCTGGACGCCCTGCGCACCTTCTCCATCGGGGCCGACACCTCCGAAATGCGCCTGCGCCCGAACCGTTCCAAGGAAGCCATGGAACTGTACGACCGTGGCGAACTCAACGGTGCCTCCCTGCGCCGGGAGACCGGCTTCGACGAAGAGGACGCCCAGTCCGACGAGGACCGCGTCCTGTTCTACCTGCGCAAGATCGCGTCCGGGTCCACCACACCCGAACTGGTCGAGGCCGCACTGCGGGAGCTTGGAGTTAAGCTCGAAGTGCCCCGGGAGGCAGCGCCTGCACCTGTTGGTACCGAAGGTCGCCCAGCGCCGTCCCTCGGGGACCACCCGGAGAACGACATCCCCGATCCCGAGGTTTCGGAGAAGCGCCGGGGTGCCCGGGAGCGCGGCGATGTCCCGTCCGCGATGCCCGAGAACCGGCAGGATTCCGCGTCCCTGATCGCCGCCGCTGAGCAGGTCGTGGTCCGGGCGCTGGAGCGGGCCGGGAACAAGCTGAAGAACAAGATGCAGGTGAAGCCGACGTGCGCGGCGGTGGACATCTACAAGTTCGTCAAGAGCGAGGACACCGCGTTCCTCCTCGACGATGCGTGGACCCATGTCGCCGCCATTGCCGAGCGCCACAGCATCCCGGCGCGATGGCTGGAGGGTGTGCTGGAGGACTACTGCACCCAGCTTCTGCGGGAGCAGACGCCGCACACTTTCACCACTTTCACCATCTTCATGATGACCAACATGACGACGGGAGCATTCGCATGATCCGCACCGACCGCTTTGCGCTGGACACCGACACCTTCGCCGCCGAGCGCCGGAAGATTCTCGAACGCTCCGACTCCCGGTTCATGGATGCCGTCCGCGCATCCCTGACGCGCCTCGGCCTGCCGGGATGGGACGAGAACATCGTGCAGATGGCGCTGGACATCTTCGACGAAACGGCCCGCGAGGAACTGGACCAGTGGAACCCCATCGTCGACGACATGCGCGAGGAGTTCCAGCGGGAACTGCGGGAGACGCTCGCCAAGACCAAGGCCGTCGACACCGAGCAGTTCGACGCACAGGTGGAGCGGCTAGCCCGCTGGCTGTCCACGTACTCGGTCAACGCCGGAACCGAAGCGGCCACCACGTCTGACCCGGACGGCGCGGTCGGCCTCGAATGGGTGACGATGAAGGACAGCGACGTGCGCGCGCTCCACGCCGAAACCGCTGGCGAGACGGTCCCCTCGGGTCAGCCGTTCAGCGTCGGGGAGTACGAGCTTCTGTACCCGGGGCAGCCCGTCGGCCCGCCCGAGGTCTGGATCAACTGCCGCTGCGTTGCCCGTCCCACCATGCTGGAGGAGTTCAAGGTGAAAACCACAGAGTTCGCGGTCACTGCCGCCGCCGTCGAGGAACCGGCCCCGGAAGAGGACCCCAAAGCTCCCGAGGAAATCCCCGAAGAGGAGCAGTTCGAGCCGGTCCCGTGGTACGGCGTGCTCGCCCCCGAGGGCACCCCGTCCGGCGACGGTCGCCAGTTCGACGTGAACGGCCTGACCCACCGCGACCTGCCCCTGCCGCTGAAGGCCATGTTCGTCGACGACGAGGGCCACAAGGGTTCGGTCATCGTGGGCCGCATCGACAACATCTTCCGCGAGGACGGTCTGGTCAAGGGCGAGGGCGTATTCGACGCATCCGAGTCCGCCTACGAAACCATCCGCATGCTGGCCGAAGGCATGTGGCGCGGGGTATCCGTCGACATCGACGACATGCAGGCGTCGCTGTCCGAGGATGGATCGGTCGCGTCCGCCACGGGCCGCATCTGCGCCGCCACCATCTGCGCGATCCCCGCCTTCGCCGAAGCGTTCGTCGGTCTGGGCCGATGGGCCGATCAGCAGGTGGGCGACCAACTGCCGGGCGAGGATGTTTCACGTGAAACAGCCGCCGCCGGGACGGAAACGTTCAAGCCGGTCCCGATCCGCACCAAGGACGGCCCCGGCTGGATCACCGAGCCGAAGGCAACGCGCCGGATCACCGACTACTGGGTAGATGGAGTCGGTGCCGCGAAGATCGGTTGGGGTGCCCCCGGCGACTTCAACCGTTGCCGGGTCCAGTTGGCTAAGTACGTGCAGAACCCGAACTGGCTGGCTGGCCTGTGCGCCAACCTGCACTTCCGCGCACTCCACACATGGCCCGGAGCACACACAGGAGAGACGATGACACTCACGGCAGCTGCAGCATCCGAGGTAC